TAATACAGGTTTAGATTTTTTATTATTTTTACCACTATTTGCGGAACCAATTTTTTGTTTATGCTCGTTTGTTAGAGTTTTACCTAACATTGGTCCTAACCCAAAATGTGGATTTTTATTACCTCTTTTAGCTTCAGACATTTTTTGTTTTGATTCTTCTGAATGTTTTTTATTGAAAAAGGGGTTAGTTTTATCTTTACTAATTTCTAAATTAGAAGATTCATTAATAAAATATTGATTTTCGTCTTTATTTAATAAAGTTTTTGTTAATATTATGTGATGACCTTTTAAGTTAGATTTTAATTTAGCTTCAGACATTTTTTGTTTTGATTCTTCTGAAAATTTAAAACCAAGAGTAGACCCCGCAATCCCACTAATATTATAACCAATGTTTTTGTCACAAACATTTAAATTATCAATAAATGTTTGTTCTTCCATTAATAATAAATTTTTTTCTGGTTTAACTTCTAAAATAGGTTTGAATTCAAAAGAAGTTTCACCATATTTATTCCAAGCATTTTGTAAATGTGAGTTGGGATGCTTATTTTTACGCAATAATTTTTTATGGTCATTAAATCTTATTTTAAAATTTTTTGTTGACCCAATATATAATTTATGGTTATTTAAATTAATTATTTTATAAACACCTGATTTGTATTCTATTTTTTTCATAATATTATTTTTATATAAATATTAAATTAAATAGAAGTATTCAACCCTAATGGGGTTTAAAATTAATAAAATTTTTTGAAGATAGTAAGTCGGAATATTTGACTTATTGTTATACATTTTTACTCTACCTTTGTTGATAGCAAGAGTCGCTGTTGGGTTAGGATTACCCACCTTTACATTTGTTTTCATAATTACTTTTAATTTTTAATTATGTACCAATCTTTTTGTTACCGAAATAACTCCAAAGCCGTTTATCGACTCAAGACCAATACGTATTGTTAATCACGTTATATAAGTAAATATATGAAATCTAAAAAAAACGTCAAGTTTTTTTAAAAAAATAATCTATTTATTATATGTCTCTTGGCTTAGAAATAAGGTTTTTAAAGCTTAATAAGTTTTGGTAAAATTATCACACCCAACGTGATTTCCATTAATAAAGAAAAATTTACAACGTATTTTTTTTACGTTATTATCCGCTTTATTGAAAGTATTACAATATTGCTTAATGGGGCAATCTTTGTTAGTACATTTTATATTATCCTTTTCTTTCATCTACTTGGCTAGTAATGTCAAAACTAATTATATTTTTAGTTGTGGTCACTTCGTAGCTTGATGTTGCTTTAACATCTAAGTAGTATCTGTTTGGAACAAGACTTGCAGTATCCAATAGGAAATAATTATAATTGAAGGCTAATTCAACTGGTGTGTAATCAATTACAGTATATTCAGCTTTACCTTCCTTAACATATAATCTATATTCTAAAGAATCTAAAACCTCTTGTTGATTAACAGTATACGGAATTCTAGCCATAACCCTAACCTTTCTAATATCACCTCTATTAATTTTTTCACCATCTTTTATTCCTGATACATTAAATGTGTAATTTTTAGGTATTGACGAATCTGACCCTATTTTATAGTATTCGTCAGCTGATTTCAATTCAAATTCTAATTCAGCGTTTGGTCTGGTAACGCCATTGATGGTAATTCCACTCCAAATATCTTCGTATAATACACATCCTACTGGTGTAGTTGGTACCAATAATTGAATTGAGTATACACCTTTGGTTTCATGAGTAATATCAGCACCCGTAAATGCAGAAACTACATCACCTAAATTATCTAATATTGTAACACCCATACCTGACATAGAATCAACATTGGTTGGGACGCCACCGACATTAACATATAGGTATAATTTATTAAGCTTATCTAAATAAAAATTACCTCTGTTATCAAGAATGGTATTATTATATCTAGATTCTACATAAGGTTCGTAAAAAGTTTGTGTATGTCTGGTAAAGAAACCAACATATTTTAAATTGTCTTCAATAGCGTTTTCAAGTGCATCATCAAATGCTAAACCTAAACCATAATTTGTATCACCAGTTAAATATCCATTTACGATATCTGTAATGTCCATCTCAAGATTTTCATTACCATCTGCGAAGTGTTGTGTTACCAATGTAACTCCTGATGTTGCGCCAGTATACACACCGCTACCACTTGGCCAGTTGGTACCAGTTTGAGCGTCAATCCAATTGGATGGTGCATCACTTAAAACAGTTGCATTAGAAGATGTGAAGTATTTTTGACCAGCAAAATCATAACCTATACCTTCGTCCCATTCTTGGTCAATAGCAAATAAATTTAAGTTGAAAGAACTTGTTCTATCTTTACCATCACCAGTCTCTTTACCCAATAATGAAGTATCGAAAGTGCTGGTATTGGTCATTCTAAGTGTATGGGTTAAACCAGTTAATTCTGGGTACATACCAGTATTATAAAATTCTTTTAATCTAGTAATATCAAAATGGAAGATATACCTAGTATATAGTGGGTTTTCCGTTAACCAAACCCCACCGTAAAATAGTTCGGCCACAGGGTTTTTACCAGTGTTAACGTTTTGATTGTACACCAGTGTATTATTTTTATCAAAGTAACTTCTTACTACCATTTCTCGCTTTTATAATAAATATCTAGTTTTTTTAATTAATCTTTATATTTCTAGATAGTAATGATTCTAAGTTAAATTCCAATACTTTAGTTATATCATTAGAACCAGAAAGGTCTTGTGGTTTCATGCCTGGATATGGATGAACATGATTAATAAAAGCATTGATGAATAATTTCAAAAATTCCACTAAATTATCACCAAAAACCAATGGATGGGCATCTTTTATAATTTTTTGTATTTCTTTATCGGTAATCATAGAATCTTGGTCATTCAATCTAAATCTAGGGCTTCCATTCTTATGGGTTAATAAATTAATTTTATTACTAACAACATTTACTACACCACCTAATTGATTATTTCTGGTATCATCAGATTCAGTTAAAACTACATCATGTTTAACTTGAATAAACGATGGGTTAATTGAATTAAATTTTGGTATATCTCCATTCCCTGTTGTAGAGTCAGATTGACCAGCTCTAATCAACACTTCCTTTTCTTTAAATATGATGTCAGAATTATTTCTACCTTGTATTGCTATTGTATCTAAATCTGGATATACACCTCGGTTTTCTGGTATAGTAAATGGTGCTGGTTTAGCTTGTTTAATTCCACTATTCAAAGTTGATTTTGCTGAAAATAAATCACTATCTTTTTGTAAATTTTGAGGTTGTGAAATAATAGGACCCAAATACATTCTATCAATATATGGGTTTTTCACGTCTGGTATGAAAATCATAACCGTTTCACCTATTTTAGGTATAACATGAAAGAATTTTTGGAGCATAGGGAATGCATAGTTCAAATCACCATCTACCACAGGGTCATCTATGCCCGTTATACGTACTTTAATGCGATTTGCACCCACTTCATCATAATTTGATATAACTCTACCATAATAGAATACTGTGGTCTCTAATAGCTTACCAGAACCTTTATTATATATACTACCACCACCGTATGCGTATTTACTCATTATATTTACCCTCTTTTATTTAAAATCGCTTTACCTTTGGCATATTCAGCATCTAATTTATCTAATTTATCAACCAATTGCCCAATTTGAGTTTTAATTGCTTCGTATTCTTGAAGCATTTTAAGATGATGGGCGTTTATTTCCATATTTGACATTTCTTCGTAATTCATAATTATCGTATTACACCTTCACCCACACCAACGTTTGTTGTTGCGCCTTGACTTATTACTGGCCCACCCATATTACCTAAACCAGTTGTGGTTACTTGGACTCCAGGCGGTACAACCACTTCTATTTTAGCATCAAGTTGCATAGCACTTATAATTTCTTCAATTAAAATTACGGTCATAGATTCCATAATATTTGAATTTTGAGAGAATACATCACCAACAGGTGCTCCAGCTTCCGATTGTCTGGCTATAACCCTTGAAGCAATATTCCTTGCGCTTAACCCCGGCCTCAATCTAGCACCAACTAATATTAATTGTGGTGGTAAACTTTCTAGTGGTGTTCTAGGTGTTGAAAATGCCGCCTTTAACGTATTGATGACGTTTGTCATTGAACTCCTTTGTGCCATGATTTAATTTATTAATCCAGATATTTGTCTAAGTACTTCACCTTTAACCCCTACTAAACTAGCTATCTGAGCTTTTTTATATTTAACCCTTTCTATTTGAGTTTTAATTATATTATCACTTACCAAGATTTTAATTTGCTTAAGAATTTTATCCATTAATATGCCAACAACAGCATCTCTTATCGATTGCATTACCGCTGTAATTAAACCCCTATTCTTTTTAATAAAATCTTCAGTATTTTCAAATGCTTCACCATGAATTATAGTGTGATTAACCGCTAAGATAACAATTAACTTAGGTGATAATATCACACTCACAATTGCAGACATTAAGCTTTTTAACATTTTTTCGATAAAATTAATCTTTACGTTTAATTTATCTTTTTCATTAGCATTACTAGCTGAATCATTGGCTAAATCATCTAAACCGTTTCTAACGATAGTGGTAATAGCTTCAATCAATTGACTTGTGCTTTCTTGATTTGATAATGGTGTTAATTGAGCGTTTAGACTACTTAAAGTATCAAATGAAACTGAAGAATCCAAATCACCACAAGTGGTTACTATAGTTTTACCTTTTCTTCTATCTTCAGCTCTAGAATCAATTGAATTTAATTCTTCATTGGTAAAAATAAAATAGCTATCATCAATAACCATATTATCATCAGTATTGATGATTCTATCGATTATATCTTGAATTTTTATTTCATTTTTTATTTGTTTTTTATCTTTATTTATACTTAAACTAACGGTGCCA